GGAGAAACAGAGAATGAGCCTGTACAAGCAGTTCAAGACCGACGAAGCCCTGGAGACGGACGGCATTTGGATCGAATACGGCACCACGGACGCGGGCCAACCGATCCGCATCAAGATTGCCCGCGCCGGTGGTCGCAACACCGCCTTCTCGAAGGCCCTGGAACGCGCCACCCGCCCGTACCGCAAGGCAATCCAGACCGGCACGCTGGACAATAAGACCGCCGACAACCTGTACAAGGACGTGTTCGCGGAAACCGTTGTGCTGGGCTGGACCAACGTGGAGGACCAGGACGGCCAGCCGATGGAGTTCAAGAAGGAGAACGTGGTCAAGCTGTTCGATGACCTTCCCGACCTGTTCAACGACCTCCGCGAACAAGCTGCCAACGTGGCGCTGTTCCGCGAAGAAGTCCTGGAGAATGACTTGGGAAACTCTGGCAAGTCCTCTGCTACGGGTTCGAGCAAGGGCCGGTAGAACAAAAGATCATCGAGCAGTGTATGCGGTTCGGGCTACCTCTGCCCGATCGCATCCAGAACGCTCCGGAGCTGAACCTTGGGCTTGAGCTGTTTTACATCGGGTTTCTGGAGTTGACGTCATGTAGGCAAGTGGGCATGGGCATCGGCCCAATCACCAACCTGTCCATGATGGACTACTGCGACCGGAACGGTATTGTGGGCGAGCAGCGGGAGGACTTCCTGTGGGTACTCCCCCGGCTTGACCATAAGTACCTTGAGTGGAGTGCCGCCCATGCCAAGTCTAAGTGATTTCAGCCGCCGCATCACCGTTCGAGGACGCGGGATTGCGGAGAACACCGACCGATTGGTGCGCAGGGTTGCCCTTGCCGCCGATCAAGCCGTTGTGATGGGCACCCCGGTGGATACGGGGCGGGCCCGTTCCAACTGGATTGCCCAGATTGGTTCCGCGCCCTCCGGAACCGTTGAGCCCTACGCGCCCGGAGAAGCCGGGAGCACTACCGGGGCAAACTCCCAAGCCGCTATGGACCAAGCTGAAGCGGTCATATCCGGGTACAATAACGGACAGGAGATCCATATCACCAACAACCTCCCGTATATCCAGCGCCTGAATGACGGGTACTCCGCCCAGGCCCCCGCGAACTTCGTGGAGCAGGCAGTGGCGGAGGCAGCACGGGTTGTCCAGTTCGGGCGTATTGTTGACGGGGGCACTTGATGGCTACTGAACGCATCGACATAGTCATCACTGAACGAGGTTCCCGGGTTGTTCAGCGGAACCTCCAGGACATCGGAGGGACGGCCCGTGCCGCTTCGGGCGGGGTAGACTTCTTGAAACAGGCACTGGTGGGCTTGAGTGCCGCGCTGTCCGTTCAGGAGCTGGTCCGACTTCTGGACACCTACACCAACCTGCAGAACCGCCTCCGCGCCGCGGGCCTGGAGGGCCAGAAACTCGGGGCCGTGTACCAACAGTTGCTGGACGTGGCGAACGCTACCCGCGCCAGTCTGGAGGGGACGGTGGAGGCATACTCTCGGGTGGCGGGAGCCGCGAAGGACCTGGGCATCAGCCAGCGCCAGCTCATTGACTTCACCCGAAGCCTGAACCAGGCCATTGCGCTTTCAGGGGCCTCCGCCACGGAGGCCCAGGCCGCGCTGATCCAGCTGGCTCAGGGCCTTGCGTCCGGAACCCTTCGAGGGGACGAACTCAACAGCGTGATGGAGCAAACCCCCATCGTGGCGGACGTTATCGCCAAAGAACTCCAAGTGACTCGGGGAGCCCTCCGGAAGATGGGGGAGGACGGCAAGATCACCGCTGACATCGTCCTCCGCGCTTTCAAGAACGCCCGGAGTGAGCTGGAGGAACGATTCAACAAGACCGTTCCGACCATCAGCCAGTCCTTCCAGGTCCTGAAGAACAACGTCACTGACCTAATTGGCAAAATGGACGAAGGCACCGGCATCTCCGGGGTCTTGTCCCAGGCCCTGATGTTGGTGGCCCGGAACCTGGAGACGATCACGAAGGCCGCGATTGCCGCCGCCTCCGGCTTCCTGCTGTTCCGGGGAGCCGCCCTTGCGATCAACCTGGCCACTACGGCGGTTCAAGCCCTGACGGTTGCGATTGCGTCCAACCCCATTGGTTTTCTGCTGGCGGTGCTCACCGCCGCGATCACGGCACTCACCCTATTCCGGGACCAAATTAACCTGGGCGTGGATGACATCACGACTCTGGGCGACCTTATGCGGGCCTTTGCGGAGACGGTGGGTGCCGCCTTTACCCGCGTTTGGCAATGGGCCCAGCAGACCTTCGGACCGCTGGCGACCCTAATTCAGGACTGGGTTGGGCAGATGGACTTCAGCCTCATCGGGGTCCTCCGGGGCGTGGCCAGTGTCGTGGATGGGTTCGTGGGGGCCTGGCGGGGGGCATTCAACGTCATAGTCACCCTGTTCCGGAGCCTCCCGGGCGTCCTAGCCGACTTGATGACCCAGGCCCTGAATGCGGTTCTGGGCAAAATCGGTACGTTTGTCAACACCTCCGGGGAACTCTTGAGCCCGTTGACGGAGTTCGTGGGGCTGGGCAAGATTGCCGCCGTGGACCTCAAGCTGACGAACGAGAACGCCGGGGCCGCCGCCCAACTCGGAACCGACCTGGGCAATGCCTTCTCGGAAGGTTGGAACAGCTCGAACTTCGCCCGGAACGCCTTGGACGGGCTCACCGCCCGTGCCCGGGAGATTGCGAAGGAGCGGACGAGAGCCGCCCCCGCCGTTGATCTGGACACGAAGGGCAAGCGCACGGCCCCGATGACGGACCCGGAGAAGCTGAAGAAGCAGCAGAAGAAGCTGAGGGACGAGCTGAAGAAGCTGAAGGACGAGCTATCTGCTGTCGTGGGCAAGTATGATAGTGTGTGGGCCGCCCAGGAGGAGGTCCGGAAGTCCACCGACATCCTGAACAAGTCCGTGGCCGCTGGTCTGATCACCCGAACTCGGGCGAACGAGGTCATTGCGCTCATGAACCAGCAGCTGCGCGACCAGCTGGACCCGCTCGGGGCCGTGAACCGGGAGCTGAACGACCAGCAACGCCTCCTCGGGCTATCCGCCGACGCCCGTGAGATTGAGTCGCAGGTAATGTCGATTGAGAAGGACCTGCGCCAGCAGGGGGTGAACCTCAGCAAGGAGGAACTGCGCCAGCTGCGCGAACGCCTTACCCTGATCCAAGCGGAGACGAAGGCCGCAGAAGCCCGGAACCGGGTGATGGAGGCCGTCCTGGGTCCGCAGAAGGAGTTTGCCCAGGACCTCCAGGCCCTGAACGCCCTCCTGAAGTCGGGAGCGATCACCCAACAGCAGGCCAACAGCTACCTTGTTCAGTCGCAGCAGGACTTGTTCGCTGGGACCTCCGCCGCCCAGGACGCAATGGTGGCGCAGTACCAGCAGACCTTTGACCGCATCAACCAGCTGCGCCAAGCGGACCTCATCAGCGAGACGCAAGCCAACCAGATGCGCCAGCAACAAGCGACACAGATGGCTCGGGACCTGCTGAACCTCCAACTCCAGATGGCCCAGACCCGACTGGAGATAGGTTCTGGGACCTGGGCGGACGCCGCGCTGGTCAGTCTGGGCCGGGTTCAAGACGGCTTCACCACCTTCGAGGCCGGAGCAACCCAAGCCCTGGGCAACTTCTTCACCTCCTTCACGGACGGCTTTGCCAACTCGGTGGGCCGCGCCATCGTGTACTCGGAGAACCTGGGGGACGCCCTGGGCAACGTGGCACGGGAAGCGGTGGCCGGGCTTATCTCCGCGCTGGTGAAGCTCGGGATTCAATGGTTGGCCAACGCCGCCCTGGGTCATTCGCTGGCCGGAACTGCGCAGGCGGCATCCGTTGCGATGTCGGCAGCTACGGGTACAGCGATTGCCGCCGCCTACGCTCCTGCTGCCGCTATGGCGTCCCTGGCGTCCTTCGGGGCCAACGCCGCGCCCGCCATGTCCGCGATCACCGCAACGACCGCCTTGAGCGAATCCCTAGCCCTGGCCTCCTTGGCGGGCTTCAAGGAAGGGGGTTACACGGGCGAAGGCGGGGTGAACCAAGTCATGGGCGTGGTCCACGGCAAGGAGTTCGTGATGAATGCCCAGGCCACCGCCGCCAACCGTCCGCTCCTCGAAGCGATGAACCGGGGAGCCGCCGTGACTCCCGGATCGGGCGGGGCTCCGGTCAATATCAGCATTGAGAACTACGGCACCAGCAAAGACTTTGAGGTGCAGCGCCTGGCTGAGGGGGACATCCGCATCATCGCCCGTGATGAGGCCAGGTCGGTTATCCGGAACGAAGCCCCGTCAGTCATCTCCGCTGAAATCAGCAACCCCAACAGTACCGTCTCGAAGTCCCTGGCCCGGAACACGAGCACGCAACGGAGACGCTAAATGGATAAGTTCCAACTGCCGCCGGACAGCGCAGCATACACCGTAGTGGACGGCAAGGAAGTTGTCGCCGTGCAGCTGGACGGCGGAGCCGCCCGCTACCGCCGGGACATCCTCAACGCCAACTCGAAGGTCACTTGCCAGTGGACCTTCGACCGCGATGAATACCAGTATATGCGCGCCTTCTACCGGACCGCAACCAGCAACGGTTCCCTCCCGTTCTTGATCGACCTTGCGCTGGATGACCCCGCGCTGACGGAGCACCAAGCCTACTTCGTCCCGGGCTCCATGTCCCTTCGAGAACAGCGGGGCCTTATGTACGTGGTGGCTGCGGAGCTGGACGTGAAGCCGATCCCGCGTGACCAGGCCCATGACGAGTGCTTGGTGATGATCTGGAGCAACTACGCTCCGGAGCCCGCCCTGTTCCTGAATCAACTTGAGCAGCTGGTGAACGTCCAGCTGCCGGAGACTTGGTGATGAGCGCATACAGTGAGTTCTTCCTCAACTCCAAGTCCTCCGTTGTCCAGCTGGAGTTGGTTGAAATCAGCCACCCGAACTTCACCAAGGTGTATCGGGTGGTGCGCAACGCCGTCCAGGGCGTCACCGTGAAGTTGGAAACCGGAGCCAACGCCACTTTTGACTACTACCCACTGCGGATCGAAAACAATGGGGACCGCGATGACCTGGACCAGTCCTTCACGTTCACCCTCGGAGACTTGGGCGATGTCCTCCCGAAGGAGCTGGATGCTGTCGCATTGGGCAACGGGTTCGCGGAGAAGCCCAAGGTGGTGTACCGCACTTACCGCTCAGATGATCTGAACCGTCCGCTGTTCGGTCCGGTGAACCTTGAGGTGGAGTCTTTTGCCTTCAATCGGGACGGCTCCACGTTCACCGCCAAGGCCCCTTCCCTGAACTTGAACAAGACCGGGGAAACCTACACCTTGGAACGGTTCCCGATGCTTCGGGGGTTCCTATGAGTCTTGATTCCTTCTTCGAGCGGCAGTACAATCGGGACACGTACAACTGCGCACACTTCGCCTGCGAGGTCTGGGAACACCTCACGGGCCAGGACATACGGGAGGTGATGGTGGGCTTCTTGCAACACCCCAAAGAACGATACGCGGACCACGCCTTGCGCCGGAGGTTCCGGAAGCTGGATGCCCCGGAAAGCCCCTGTCTGGTCCTGATGCAGCGCCCCCGATCGGTTCCACACGCGGGGGTGTACGTTCGGGGCAAGATCATTCACATTCACGAACGGGGCGTGGAGTTCCTACCCCCTGACGTGGCCACCCGGGGGTTCACCCGCATAGGATACTACAAATGCTGAAACGAGTCACGCTTGCCCGAAACCCACTGGAGCCAGATACCTGGACCCACCACGATGTGGAGGACGTGCGGGACTTCCTGATGGCGGAGTTCGAGGAGTGGCCCAGCACGGCCCGTATCTACCACGAACGAGTCAGCAGTGGTCATGACGTCACCCCAGCGGACGAAGCCGGGATTGAGCGCCTGGGGGAACTCTCGGGCCCGTTCTATGTCGTGGTGTATCCGGCGGACCCCGTGACCATCATCATCGCCGTGGTGGCCGTGGTAGTGGTTGCCGCTGTGGTCCTTCCGGCCCTTGTGAGGCCGCCCAACCCCGCGCTGCGCAACACGCAGACCAGCTCCCCAAACAACTCTTTGTCTGAGCGGATCAACTCCCCGCGCCCCCTGGCCCGCATTCCGGACATCTTCGGAACCGTCCGATGCACCCCCGACCTACTGGCCACGCCATACACGGTGTTCCAGGACCACGAGGAGGTCGAACACGCATACATGTGTATTGGGCGTGGAGCCTTCGAGGTCAGTGACGTTCGGGACGACAACACCCTAGCGTTGGACATTCCCGGAACCTCCGTGGAAGTCTACGGGCCCAACACCTCCCCGAACTCCGGAAGCCCGCCGCAGCTCCGCATCGGAACCGCGATCAACACCCAGGTGTACAACGTCTCCCGCTCGAACGCGATCAACGGCCAGGTCCTTCGTCCCCCGAATGACCAGAAAATCTGGGCCGCCCGCAACGTATACTTCCAAACCCCAAACTTGATCAAGTCCTCCGCCTTCGACTTCACGGACAAGTTCGCCGCAGGTGACATGCTGTACGTCTCCGAAGCCTCCGTGTACCAGACCTACATCAACCGGACGGAAACCCTCTATGCCTACAACGACGGCTTCCGCTTCGCCATCCCCGGCAGCACGCTTCCTTCGGAGTACGCAGCGGGGGTGGAGGTCCAGCTAACGGGGGCCGTGTTCAGCGTCACCGATCCGGACGGCTTCTGGTCCGGCAGCTATGACCTGAGCGGGGGGTACACTATTGCCTCGAAGTCCTTGGAGACGGTGTATGACCCAGGAACAAGTACCACGACATACTACTGCCGGGTGGTCCTCAACTCCCCAGGCAGCATAAATCCGAACTGGAACAGCGTCCCGCAAGGGGCGGACGCCCCCGCGGGCCTTCGACTCTCCAGCGGGGTGGAACTGTATAACCTCAACGGCACCTACACGGTACTGTCCGTGGCGGATGATACGATCACTCTGTCCAACCCTGCCGCCGTGAATCCGGCCTGGGGTACGATCACGGCCACTCCGAACCTGAGCCCGGTCCTCTACACCACCGGCTCGAAGTGGGTGGGGCCGTTCATCCTCGACAAGACGGATACGAGCCGCGTGGTGGCCAACTTCGTTGCGGCCAACGGCCTATACAAGGACGACGGACGAAACCAGGTGCGCTTCGATGTTACGCTGGAGCTGGAAATCACGCCGATTAACGCGGACGGCTCCGTGCGCGGAGCGGTCCAGACCGCCCAGGCAACGGTGGAGGGTTCCGCCACCTACCGCAGCACGCGGGCAGTCACCCTGGACGTTAGTGTGGACAACCCAGGCCGCGTGCGCGTACGGGCACGCCGCGTGACGAATGCTGACCTGGCCTTCGAGGGTTCGGTGGTCGATGAGGTCAAGTGGCGGGACGTGTACGCGATGTCCCCCGCGGGCCGGACGGACTTCGGGAACGTGACCACGGTCCAGGCCGTGACCTACGCCACCGCCGGAGCCCTGGCCCTAAAGGAGCGGAAGCTGAACATGCTGGTGAGCCGGAAGCTATCCGTGAAGCCCACGAAGAAGTTCACGCTGGACCCGACCTCCGATGGCTGGGCGGGCGGAACCTCCGACGGAACAGGCTTGACGATAGCCACGCCGGGGGCTCGGGTTCCCCTTCATCAAATCATCTCCGGACAAAGTATCACCGTGACCTTCACGATTGCCCCCGGGGCCTCCCTCAACGGGCCAGCCTTCGGGCTTTGGGACGGGGACGAGAATGTTTGGGCGTCTGCCACTTATGAGTACACGGCCCCTGGGACATACACCCGGACGTTCGCGGCTACCCGGACCACGGACAACGCGTGGCTCCGGTTCCACCTCCCGACCGCCGACAACTCCATGAAGCTGACGGCCCTGGAGGTCACTGAGGCGTCCTATTACACCACTACGCTATACCCGACGAACCGCGCTGACGACATCTTCCGCGCCGTATGCCTGGACCCGTACCTGGGCAACCGCCCGTCCACCGAAGTTGACCTGCCCAACCTCTACTCCAACCAGAAGGAGGTCCGGGACTACTTCGGAACGGAGGCCGCCGGGGAGTTCTGCTACACCTTCGACTCGGACAATCTTAGCTTCGAGGAGACGGCCCAAATCATCGCCAACGCGACCTTCTGCGTGGCGTACCGCCGGGGCTCCTTGATCAAGATGAAGTTCGAGAAGGAGACCACCGATAGCATGCTGCTATTCAACCACCGCAACAAGCTACCGGGCTCCGAAGTCCGCACGGTTCGGTTCGGGAACCAGAACAATTATGACGGGGTCAGTCTCAGCTACGTCTCCCCGGACGATGACGCCCTGATCACCTACTACATCCCGGAGGACCGCAGTGCGGTGAACCCGCAGGAAATCGAGACGCTGGGCGTGCGCAACGGGCTCCAGGCCTACCTCCACGCATGGAGGGCCTGGAACAAAATCCGCTACCAGAACACCATCACGGAGTTCACCGCCACGCAGGAAGCGGACTTGCTCATCAACGCGGACCGTATCCTGGTGGCTGACAATACCCGTTCGGAGACGCAAGATGGGGAAGTGGTGGCCCAGAACGTCCTTGAGCTAACGCTGTCTCAGCCCGTGACCTTCGCCTCCGGAGTCACGTACAACATCTTCCTCCAGCACGTGGACGGGACGGTGGAAAGCCTGAGCGTGTCGGCAACAGCCGATCCGTACAAGGTGGTGCTGGCGCAAGCTCCGCGCCTCCCGCTGGCACTTGAGGACGGGCTTTTTGCTCGCACCTCGTTTATACTTATCGGCAACAATGAACCCCGGGGCAGCGCCTTCCTCATCGCGGAGAAGGAGCCCCAGACCAACTTCACGTCCACCGTCCGGGCCTACAACTATGACTCCCGGTACTATGGTCAGGACAAAGACTACCTCAACGGGGTGGTGAACTCCGATGGAACCCGCTTGTAAAGGAGAATGAAATGGCAGTGATCACGAAGCAGGAACTGGAGGACGCCGCAGCGGACGCCTTCGCGCTGGAACGCATTGTCAACGGTTCGGCAACGGAGAACGGCACCGGATTGGTTACCACCCGACTTGGACAACAAGTCAAGACTGCTGCAAAGATAGCCTCTGAATTGGCCAACGCGGACATTGGGGGTAGTGCCGTTGCTCAAATAAATCAGAAAATTGATCAAGAAGTCCTGGACCGACAGGCGGGGGACAGCAGCGTGGTGGCCTTGGGTCGATTGGCCCGGAACTCCGGGGCGGACTACCCGTTGAAGCAGATGGTGCGCGACGGCATCACCTCCAACGCCAGCAGCGTTTGGAACAATACACTGCTGGATATTCAAGTCATCGGTGCCCGCCCGGGGAAATACTACCAGGTGTCCTATATGCAGAACGGAGCCAGCGTGTTAGGAGACACCAAGTATGACTGGATGATCCGTGAGTTTGATGCCGCAACCTTTGCTACCAACGCGGGGTCCGGTATTGCTGTGACCAGCTACTCGGACGCCTCACAGCCTCAATTAAACCCAACCAGTGGGATTCAGACGTTGGTTTTGGAGTCCAGTTACTACGATTATGGACCCACCCTGAAGATCATCCTCACCATCGACCCCTCTGGGCTTCCCGCCTTCGGAACTCCGGTGAATAGTTATGACATTAACACGCGGGATGCCTGGAGCTGGATCATTGACCCGTCTTGTTATCGCCCTGTAGGTGCTATCAATTCCTTGAATATCAACCAAGGTAATTCCTACCCGTTGCGTCAAATGACCCGGAACGGAGTCACCTCGGGAGGTAATACGTTCTTGCGGGACGCCGTTTTGGACGTGCGTGTGGAGAATGCACAGCCCGGGTTCTATTACTCCATCAACTATTTCAAAAACGGTACAACTCTAGTTTCCGGAAGTCCGGACGGCTTCATCATCCAGAAAAAAGCAATTGCCGATTATTCAACCACAGATACATCAATCGACGTTATTGGGGTGAGCTCCACCACAAACCTTCCCGATATTCCGCGCAACTCAGGCATACAGACGGTTGTGCTTCAATCCTCGGTGGATGAGGGTCTGAGGGTGTATATTACTCTGGACCCCAGCAAATTCCCGGATTACGGCACTTTTGTTAGGATGAACTACAGCGATGCTACGGGCTACAGTTGGATCATTGACCCGTCTTGCTACACATACGAGGCCTCAGGGACCAAGGTAAGCAACACGCTGACTTACTCCTCGGACACCGAAGGCAATATGAAGTTGATATGGCAATCCGGTGACTATCTGTATCGCCTGCGCTTCGGTCCGAATGGGTACAACAACCTGCCCAATATCGAGGGTGTGGATTATGCACCTCTGGGCGACCGCGAAACCGCTGTGTTCACCCAAATTAACTCTGCTGGGACCGACTGGTTGCCGCCGATGGTGGTTCAAGCCGTGAATAACGGGGATGGGCACGGGTCCGTCTATACCGGAGGAAATCACGGAGCGAACGGAGGATCGGGAGGGGGTCAAACCGCCCGCAACATTTTGTATCAGATTTTTGCAGACGGACAACCGCGGTCCCTGGAAAACTCTTTTGCCGGGGACGCAAAGAAGATAACTGCCGTTATTGTGAATGAACTGATGGCGTACAACACCACAGGAACGGTGGACGCACAAGCCTTTCCTGCCCGGTACGTCCTCCGCCAGAGCATGGTAGTGGAAATTCACCCGGGAGGGGTGGAAGTCCAAACGGAAGTGAGGGCCTATGAAGACATCATTGTTACGATAGACAATGGGGTACAGATGGTCACGGGAGGCTTCCAAGAAACAATGCTGTACGTGGGCGGTCAGTACGAAAACCGCAGGGCTTTTGATTCAACAACCAACAGTGGTTCTGCCGCGTCCTACCCCGATTGCTGGGCACTTGTTCTTCAAAGTGCAGCAGGACAACAAGTGAGCTGGATGGACCGGGAGTTTGAGGCTGGGGATGGACGCTATGTGGGAGGCACCGCCGCTTTTATTCGCGGGGGAGGAGCTACCAACACCAAGTTCTATCACACCGTCATTGCGTCCTACAACCACACTATGACTACCAACGCAACGTATAAATGGCGTGGTGGTTATTCCTGGCAAGCCCCCGGATTGGAAGGCGGTGATTTGGACTCCACCATCACCTTTTGGAAGGGTGGGGAACAGTGTCACGCGCTGATCAAATCGGCTTCTAATTACACCATACTCCCGTATGCGGCAGCAGCCGCCGACGCGACAACCAAGGCCGATGCCGCGCAGGCGGCAGCTATCGCGGACCGCAAAACGATTGTCGATGTGGACCCGCCCACCAGCGGGGGGATTTTTCTGCTGAACGCCCTGCGGGCTGCGCTGATCAGCCTCGACATGTACGGCGGGATCAGCCTGCCGCTGGCTGGGGTGCAGATCACGAAAGACGGCATCACCCTGGGCTCCGGCAACGGTCTGGGCCTTGTAGGCTCTCGCTTCTTCCATCATGCGGTTGGCGTCGGCACGGGCCTGAGCGGCGGCATCCACGTTGCGGATGATTTCGCCAGCGTCCTTGTAGAGCTGCAACGCCTTCCCTGTCAGGAGGTCTGCATCATTACGTAACGCAACCATGCCTATCCTCCTAATGTGTCGATCTCAAATGCGATTTGTGCGAGTAAGCGTTTCCGCTTTTCTTCGGTGAGTGCTAGTGGAGTACTCTCCAACGGCGGCTCGACCAGCGCAGGAGTTGCTTGCTCTTTGTTGTCCAACAGAGAACCGTCGCTCTCTGATTGTTCACGTTCATGGGGAAGGGTTTTAGCATCCCCTTCGACCGGGTAAGGTTCCAGGTCTTCGCTGTCTTCGTCAGGGTCTTCTACAAGCCCTGCATCCCGCATCACTGCCATTAGGTTGTTCACCGCTTCGGTGATGCGTTGTGCGTTGCGCTCAGACAGAACGCGCCCCGCCTTCTGTTCGGCATCGATTTGTTTGGCTTCTTCGGCGGCCAGCGCGGCCATCCAGCCCATGCCCCAGTACATGTTTAATGGCAGCAGCGCCAGACTTTCCGGCAGTGCGATGCTGAAGGTGTCCAGCGCTACATTCAGCGCGTTCACAACAACCTTGTGTTCATCCTGATTGATGTATCCGCAGGAGAGAAAATCATCTGTTA